CCGTTTTCGTCGGTGGTGCCGATGATATTGGAAACGGTCTGCGCGAGTTTCGTTTCCTCGTCGTCGCCGGTGCCGTCTTCCACACGTACGACAACGGTGACCGGTTTTGACTGGTCGGCGATGGCCTGCAACGATGCCGCCAGCGTGCCTTTTTTACCGGCCTTTGCAATTGCACTCTGCACATTGGTAATCAGCACCGGTTTATTGAGGGGGAAGGTTTCCGCATCCGCATCGCTGGCCGTGCAGACCATGCCGACAATGGCAGTGGATACGGTGGAAATGACACGGGTGCCGTCGTTAATCTCCAGCACCTGCACGCCGTGATGATAGTCACTCATCCGTTTAACTCCGTGGTTAATGGGTGAGTGATATTTTCAGTTGTGCCGGAGATGTCAGGCTATTTGTCCCGGTTGGCTAAGGGATGACACAATTTATTCTTTGTCGCTGATGAGGGGAATTTTTTATAGAGCGTGGACAGGCCAATATCAAAAATCAGCGCCACACGTTGACGAGATTCCCCCGCAGCCAGCAACCGTCCGACCTGCTCCCACTCACTCGCGGTGAGTTTCGGACGTCTGCCACCAATACGACCTTTGGCTCTGGCTGCTTCCAGTCCGGCGCGTGTCCGCTCGACAATGAGTTCTCGTTCCATTTCAGCCAGGGCACCCATCACATGAAAGAAAAAACGCCCCATCGGCGTGCTGGTATCAATGGCATCCGTCAGGCTGCGAAAATTAATGCCGCGTTCGCGCAGCTCCTCAACCAGAATGACCAGATGCCGCATACTACGCCCCAGCCTGTCCAGCTTCCAGACTACCAGAGTGTCACCTGCTGATAATGTTCTGAGCATTTTTTTCAGTCCCGGTCTGTCGGACTTCGTGCCGCTGATTTTATCCTCAAAAATCCGCTCGCATCCTGCGCACTCCAGCGCGTTACGCTGCAATTCCGTGTTCTGGTCATTTGTTGACACGCGTACATAGCCAATAAGCATGAGCATCCCCCTGAATAAAAACCGGAGATGATGCCAGTTGCCCGTTATCTCTGCATTTTCATAAACGTTGGTTTGGGAGAAGGTTCAGCATTACCTGTTGGTGCACCTGTTCCGTGGCCTTCAGAGACACCTCCAACAGGCTGGCTGAAATGCAACGGAGCAGCTTTTTCTGCTGAAGAATACCCGGAACTGGCAAAGGCTTACCCGACAAATAAATTGCCTGATTTACGTGGTGAGTTTATTCGTGGCTGGGATGATTCTAGAGGGATTGATACGGGGCGTTCATTGCTAAGTGGTCAGGCTGCAACATTTATTCGTACAGCTTTGCAGGATTATTACGGTTACGATCTGAATACTAATGTCAAAGTAGGTATCGCTTTTGCTACTGCTGATTCTGTTATAACTGTTGGAAACCCAGCTAATCCTAAAGCAGGAAATAATAGCGATTATGTTCCTGCATCAGCAGATAACTCCATAACGGGTACTCAAAGGACAGCGGAGGATAATTTTACCGGGGCATGGATATCAATGCGCCCTCGTAACCTTTCATTTAATTACATCGTGAGGGCTGCATAATGGATAATGCCGTATTAAATAGCGAGTTTATTGCCACGAAGGCGGGGGATATTACTGTCTATAATTATAATGGTGAAACACGAGAATATATTTCCACATCAACTGAATATCTTGCTGTTGGTGTCGGTATTCCGGCATGTTCCTGTTTAGATGCACCAGGAACATATAAAGCTGGTTATGCCATCTGCCGCTCTGCGGATTTAAACTCATGGGAATATGTGCCAGACCATCGCGGAGAAATCGTCTATAACACCGAAACGGGAGACGCCAAAGAAATCACAACTCCGGGTGATTACCCCGAAAATACAACCACTATCGCCCCATTAACGCCATACGATAAATGGGATGGTGAGAAATGGGTGACCGATACTGAGGCACAGCATCACGCCGCAGTAGACGCGGCAGAAGCACAGCGCCAGTCACTGATTGATGCAGCAATGGTTTCCATCGGTCTGATTCAGCTGAAATTGCAGGCCGGACGGAATCTGACGCAGGCAGAAACCGCCCGACTTAACGCTGCGCTGGATTACATTGACGCGGTGACGGCAACAGATACCAGCACCGCGCCGGATGTCATCTGGCCTGAACTGCCGGAGGCGTAGGCCATTCAATATCTGGCGCACTGGAGGAATCAACCAGTTCCAGTGCATCCAGATAATCCAGCCATAAATTATATTGCGCCAGTTCCTCACCTTTCAGACGACCAATAGCCGCTTTACCAGCCCATTGTTTACTGTTCATATAATCGTTGGCCTGATTAATCAATTGCTGCTTTTTCAGTTCGGCTGCAGCAATCTGTTCCTCATGTGTTGGTGGTGGAATTTCAGACCATGCAGGAAAACCATTTTCTCCAGCGATACGGATTTTTCCTTTCGGCGGTAATCCGGAAAACTCAATATACACTTGCTCATCAACTTCAACAGCATCATCTGGCCATGAGTCAGCTTGCGTGTAATCCTCTTTCATCTCCAGCGGATAGAAAGAGTTTGTAGTCGCGGAATATATGTAATTCATTTTTCACTCCATATAGTTAAAAGAAATTAACACCCTAATGCGAAAAATGAAGCACCGATACCGGGTACGCCTGCTCTGGAAATAAATTTCACTGGGTCCTGGTTATAACCGGCACAAGCTATATAGCCAACATTTGCACTGCCGGGAGTGTAATCCTGAGTCGCAAATACCCGCAGACATCTGTTCGGAAATGCAATCGGAAAATAGGTTACTGTGTCCTGAGACGTCAGCGGAACATCAATTGGCCCCCATTGAATAATTAAACCGGATGGCAATTTTTGATATCCAGGAACTGAAGCAGAAAGCATAAAACTACCCATATCAGGTAGCTGATTCGCACCTGTCCCTACATTCCTTTTAGCCGCTTCTCCCAAACCAAGGTATGCGAGAAGGCCGGCAACATCCTTTCCACTCAAATGAGTCAGCGTCTCATCCAGTGGCTGCTTGCCTGACAGCGCATTGTTAATGGTGGTGCTGAATTTCGGGTCATTGTTAATGGCCGCGGCAATTTCTTTCAGTGTGTCCAGTGTGGCTGGCGCACCGTTAATCAGAGCGGTAATAGCGGCCTGAACAAACGCAGTAGTCGCAATCCGCGTGGTGTTATTTCCTGCGGCAGGCGTCGGCGCTTTTGGTTCTCCGGTAAATGTCGGATTATGTTTCTGCGCATACTGGGTATGAGGATCCTGTGCGGCAATGTGGTTTCTCATCTGGTCATCCACATACAGCTTTAATTCCAGGACTTCATCATCCACGTATTTACGGGTCGCCAGTACCACCGATGGGTCGATTTTCAGCGTGATGGCTTCGGTATTCGTGACAACCAGAATCATGCGGATAGTCTGGGTACGACCGCTGCCTTCCTGCAACTGCGGTTTGTACGTTTCCGGGCAGTTCGCCACCGCAATGAGTACGCCTTCATCATCATAAAGCCCAATCTCACGGATCCAGAATCCGCCCTCGTTCTCAGGGATGATTTGCTCCGCAATAATCTGGCTCTGGTTATTCGGGTCAACACTCAGAAGATTCAGCGGCGCGATGCGTTTCTGGTTAATCAGTTTTGTCTGTGCCGGGTCTGGTGTCGGCAAGACACCATTCGCATCACCAACGGCCATTTGCGTCAGATTCAGCTTACTGCCGAGCATCGTCGCGTTAGCCAGCCGTGCTGCGCCCTGATTAGTCAGAATGGCGTAGTATTTCACTGTCATGCGTTTACTCTCAGGTTATCAATTAAATGAATGGCCGAGGCCTGGAAATAATCCCCTCCGACAATAATGGCCTCCTGGGTGTAGGGATAAACCGTCAGGGCGTCACCGTGATAGCATCCCGCACCGGCAAAAATGTTGCCGGTTGTACTTAAACTGATAGCCAGTCCCGTCAGATGGCGGCTTGCCGGTTTTGCATCAGCAACGAGGCGCTCCAGCTCCTGATACATTTCCTCGGTAATACCCTGCTCAAGCACGCCAACAACGATACGGAACGTCCCCGGCTCCTCGTTGAGTTGCCACCACTCCCTCACCTCAATCAGATAGCCGAGCGGCTCCACCACACGGCGAATCGCACCAATAGTGCCCTTATGGCAGTGAATGAAATACGCATCGCGGATAACAGCGCGTTTGGTCGCTTCCGGCCATTTATCATCCCACCTGTCGACCGAAAATGACCACGCCAGCCACGGCAGCAGATTTGCCGGACAGGTATCCGGGTTCCACAGCTCACGAATACTGACCGGCGTTTTTTCAATTTCCGCACAGGCTTTTGCGGCGGCGACTTCAAGCGGTGATGAGCCGGTCGGCAGCAGTCGCGAATCACTCATCCGAGCCTCCGGTCACGACGCGGTATTCAGTACAGAAAGACGCCTGCGTATTGTTGAGCACGATGTCAGCCAGAGGTGCGGCCAGCTCGACACGCTGCACGCCTTCCACATGCAAAGCGGCATAAATGGCAGACAGACGGATGTCGCGCCCAAGCCGGTGCTGTGCCGTGATATACGCTTCCAGTTTTTTCACGGCAGCAGCGCGGATGGGTTCGCTTTCGGGACCTGGGTAAAGGTAAAGCGTGGCGTTTATCTGATATTCAACAATGGCGGCAGACTGCACGGTCACGCGGTCGGCCACCGGCCTGACGTCCTCGCCATT